CGTCACCTTCATCTTCATCGTCGCCTGCTTCGATGTCTGCCATCATATCGTCAGCTGGGTCACCGCCCATATCATCGTCGCCTTCAACTTCAAATTCGTCTAAGTCAAAGTTTTCGTCAACTTCTTTGTCATCACTTGACTCGTCAACTTCTTCGTCATCACTTGACTCTTCAACTTCTTCGTCAGTAGCTTCGTCAACTTCTTCGTCAGTTGATTCTTCAACTTCTTCGTCTGCTACTTCTTCTAAATCATCTTCTAATAGTGATTCGTAGATATCTCTTGATTTTTCAACTACGATCTCGTGGAAAAGCTCTTCAGCACCTGCTTTATCTTCATTGATTAGGCGCTCAAGCATTTCTTCAAATTTATTTTGATCTGCCATTGTTTTCTCCTATAAAAGTTATACCTATGGTAAGGCTGTCATTATTATTTAGTATAATGGAGAAAATATACGTAGATATAGGCGTTTTTTACGCTCTTTTAGAAATTTACTACCTTAAATTGAAGATTTCTTTGAAATCTGCAACTAAGATATTGTTTAAGTTGTCTAATTTATTTAGTTCTGGAGGCAAATAATTATCTGGCTGTATTACTCTTACAAACTCAATGTGTGGATTTTCTTTAATTACTGAAACAGTTTGCCTAAGCCAATTACCAAAAAAAGTAGCACTATCAGACTCTTTTTTGTAATTCATAGTGTTTGCATATATGTTGTTTAAGGTTTTACCTTCGTTTAACCCCTTATAATCAAATCCTAATATGTATATCCGTTGATATCCGTGTTGTGCTGCAAGCCATAGTGCAGTAGGACCACTACTCCATCCTTTTCCAGGATTAAAAAAATTTAAGTTTCTAATACCATCAAAAGATCTATTAGGATTAGTCCAAACTGTATTCTTATGTTGATATCCAGATCTATTAATTTCTAAAATCATTTTTACATCAACTGCTACTAGATAATCAGGAGTAAATGTTCTATATACAGCATTACATGCATATATTTTGCCGCACATTGATAATTGAGGTAAGTCAATAGACTGTCTACTTGTGCCATTACCTAACACAAAGCCTACTTTTCCTTTATTTGATCTTTTTAATAGTTCGTTTAAGGATACAGTATGTTCTTCAATAAGACGTTCACGCTTAGTTTTACGTCTAGCGTCTCTTACTTTTTTCCATTGTTCTTTGGTGTATCCGGACTTCTCTAATTTTGGCACTAAACTCCACCCGCTTCAGCGTTAGATGCTATACCGTACATTTGACGTACAAAGTCAAGCTCTTTTGCTTGCTCTTTAGTATGTAGCTCTGCCGCTTTGCGAACTTTGTTTATTTGACGAAGTGTTAGACGTGTTTTACGTGTATCGTCGTACTTTAGAGGTGACTGATCATCACGCTCGTCGTATAGATCGTCTTCGATAGTTTCAAAGGTTTCTTTATCGTAGTAAAACAATTCACGTAGTATCATGTTAGTATTTATATCGTTTGATCAGTAGTTGCCGGTGCTGGTGCTGTTGCGCCAGCTTCAGGTGCTGGTGCCATTTCATCGCCGCCCATTTCCGGTGCTGGTTCTTCGGTAGATGTATCTTCTATTCCGCCGAGGTCTGCACTTATACCTGCTGAACTAATTCCTGCGCCACGCATTTCGCCAGCAGCATCAGTATTCATAGGTTGTAGTGTTTCGTCATTTTCTTCACGCCATAAACGTTCGTTTTCTGCAATTTCTTCGTCTGTCATGCCTAAGAAACGTTTCATTGCAAAGCGATTTGAAATATAAGGTATAGCACTCATTTGTGTATATGTTGGTACACGAGCATTATCAATTTCACTTTGTCTATAACTTGCAAAGTTTTGTGGTGGTTGGAATCTAACATCAAACATTGCTGTGTCAATGTTAACTCCTTTTTCTAATAGATAGCGTTTAAATTCTTGATTAAATTCTTCAATTAATAAATTTTGTAGTCTTTCACAGTATGTATTAAAACGTAGTTCTTGAATATATGCAGTACCTACTCTTCCGTCACTATATTGTGCTTGTCCGTCATCTGGCCCAGTTGGAAGGTAACTTGAAGGGATACGCAAACCTCTAACAAGTTTATTAGTAAAATATCTAAGATCATCAATTTCACCTAAGTTTGTACCGCCTGGTAGTGTTTCAACTTTAGATCCACGCCCTTCAGCAGTTTGAGGGAAGAAGTAGTCTTCGTTGATTGACAGAGGGTTGTATGCAGAGTCTATAACATTCTGACCGCCGCCTGTTTGTGATGGGATACGTCTTTGATGTATTTCTGTTTTAACACGTTCGACAAATTGCATAGCAAGGTGTGAAGGCATGTTACCCACATCAACATAGAATACTCTACGTTCTGGAGCTCTTTGAACACGATAGATAATAATCGCATCTTCAAGCAATTCTTTTTGTTTGAATACTTTGAATACTGTTTCTAACAGACTGTTACCAAATGGATAATTTAAATCTAACCCTTCTGATAAACTTAAATGTACAACGTGTTCTGCATCAACTGCGATTTCATTTTCGCCTTGTTGGAATCTGCCACCACCTGCTGCGGTATTTGTGTTTCCAACCATTCCACGAACGCCGCCTGTTAGATATCCGTCACCGCCGCCTGTTACATTTCCGTTTGTTTGGTATGGTGTTGTTGCAACCATTTCTTTAAAATTTAAATTAAAGTCTTTAACCATGTATTGTTCAGGTGTTTTACCTTCACTTTCGTTTACAATGATTTTTGTAACTTTACCAGGATCTACGTGAAATAGTCTTTTTGTTTCTGGATCTCTAATGAAAAACTGATCGCCATACTTAAACGTATTACGCAATATACGGAACATGCGTGTTTCAAAATTTTGTAACTTACACCATTGTTGCAAGTATTGCTGAATAATTGTAATTTCTGAGTTTGTTGCTTTAGTTTTAAAGTCAATTAAAAATGGTGTTTTATTTTGTTTGTTTTGTTGTGTTGTAAATTCAGCAAGAATATCAAGTGCAGCATTAACTTCTGAATCCATATCCATAGTATTATATTGTCCGTAGCGTTCAATACGATTTGGACTACCTACATATACATCTGGAAGATATGATGAATAATTCGAACGAGCCGGACCTGCTTGGTTTCCTGAACCTGCACGAGTAAATGGACTGTAACTCCCGTCCGGGTTATTTCCAGTTTTTACTGGTGTAAAGTGTTTTTTCCAACTCATTTATTAAAATCCTACTTGTAAATCGCCGCTCATTCGTCTACTGGTTTGTTTTGTATTAACTTCAATCTTTTCATTTATTTCTATCAGCATTTGCATTAATGTATTTAACTGATTTAACTGATCAGAACTACCAGAGCCGGATCCTGAGCCTGCAACATTTAATTGTCCGTTTGAAATCATAGATCCAGCTGATACTCCAGTTCCGCCGCCAAATGTGCCTTTATTGTCTTCTGCAAGTACGTCATTTAACTTTTCTAGTGTGTCAACCAAATCTTCCATAGCACTATTATAACTTGAAACTGTTGTTGCGTCAAGAGAATTGAGCGAAGTAATATTTGTATTAAGTCCTGTTACATCAGCAACTGCTTGTAAATTAGTTGCAAGTGTATTAATACCAGCAGCACCGCCTATTTCTCCTAGTCTAGTTAAAGAAGTAACAGTTTTCTGAGGTATGTCAATTTCACCTGATTCACCGCCGTTAAATGCATTTAATGCATTTGCCATATTAACCATTGCAGTAGCATTTGTTGCAACACCTTCTGCATTAATATCTAGTGCACCAAAATTCTTAACTTGATCAAACGGAGTTTCGCCGCCAAAGAAACTAGAAATAGCATTACCTATTGCACCAATTGCATTGCCTACTCCGCTAGTAGCATTTGCTGCCGAACTTGATGTTAGTGCATTATTAAATGCAACCATTGCTGCTGCATTTGCTCTTACTTTTTCTGCATCAAATGTATACTGCTGGAATGCAATTATATCATCGTATGGTATTCCTGTTTCTCCGCCAAAGAACGAAGTAATACCGTCTGCTAGGCCGCCTACAAGTGAGCC